GATGCTTTAGTTAAAGGTAGGGAAATTTATAGAGTAGATATTGTAGGTAATGAACCTAAAGTGGATAGAGTTGATCCAAGAAAAGTATATTTTGTAAGAAAACCAAATTCTCATGAAGTAGATGAATCAGATATTATAATAGAAATTAATTATGAACCTATAGGAAAAACTATTGATGAATTCCATGAAGAATTAAAACCTTCACAGGTAACTGAATTAGAAGATGGAAACTGTGCTGTTAGTACAAATGGTATTAATAGTGGTGTTCTTAATCATGTTAATGGATTTCCTTTAATGCTTACTAGTACTAATATTGGTGGTAATGATCCTGATAGTCCTGTTACTCAAGTAGCTATGAAAGGTTTACCTTTTGATTCAGAAGGTAATGTAAGAGTAGTAAGAGTTAGATGGATGGGTAGAAAGAAAATAGGAAGATTATCTTATTTTAATCCTATGACAGGAGATCATGAAGAAAGATTAGTATCTGAAAATTATCAAATAAATAAAGAAGCAGGAGAAGAAATAAAATGGTTTTGGGTTAATGAAGCTATGGGAGGTACTAGTATTGCTGATAAATTCTTTGTAGGATTAGAAGCTAGAAAAGTGCAAATGAGGCACTATGATAATCCTTCTAAATGTTTCTTAGGGTATATAGGTACTGATTTTGGTAAACCTTTAATGGGTAGAATGGAACCTTATCAATATTTATATAATGTTTATATGAGAAGATTGGAATTAGTTATAGCCAGATATAGTGGACCTATTAGAGAAATTGACTTTTCTAAAAAACCTGCTGAATGGTCAACTGAAATGTGGATGTATTATCAAGATATTCTTGGTCTTTATGCAATAGATTCTTTTAATGAAGGTAATTCAGGTGCAGCAAGAGGTAAGTTAGCAGGTGGTGTTAATAATACCTCTGGTAAAATTATGAATGCTGATCCAGGTGCTTATATTAGAGAGTTAATAGGTATGCTTCAGTATATAGAAACTCAAATGGGTGAGATTGCTGGTGTTACTAAACAAAGACAAGGACAAATTGATAATAGAGAAACTGTAGGTGGTATAGAAAGAGCTGTAGCTCAATCTAGTAATATTACTGAAAAATGGTTTTTTACACATGATGAAACAAAGAAAAGATTATTAACAGCACTTCTTAATACAGCTAAACAAGCATGGAAAAATTCTGATAGTAAGAAATTATCATATGTTTTAGATGATATGTCTAGAGAAATGGTTGATTTTAATGGTGAAGATTTTGCTAGTTCAGAACAAGATTTATTTATAACTAATTCTTCTGAAGATATGGAGATTAGACAAACTATTAAATCTCTTGCACAAGCTGCTGTACAAAATGGAGCATCTCTTACACTTCCAATTACTGTTCTTAGAAGTGATTCTATTACTGAAATGGGTAAAATCATTGAAGAAGAAGAAACTATGAGACACCAAAAAGAACAAGAAATGCAACAAAAACAAATGGAGTCTAATGAAAGAATGCAACAAGCAATGTTAGAAGATAAGCAAAAAGATAGAGATATTCAATATTATGATATTGATACAACATCTAATACTCAAATAGAAGTTGCTCTTATTAAAGCTGAAGAATCTGAAGTTATACCAGAAGATGATGATAATGGTATGGAAGAAAGAAAAATAACTATTCAAGAAAGAAAACAAGATTTAGAACAAGATAAAGCTAATACACAAACAAGATTACAAAATAGACAATTATCTGAAACAGAAAGACACAATAAAGCTACTGAACAAATAAGTAAACAAAAACCTAAAACTATATCTAAATAATGTATACTAATAAGCAGAGAAGATCTTTAATAAAGAAATTTAGAGAAGGTGGAGATGCTACAAATTATGTATCAGGTTTTAATGAAGAAAGGAAATCCGAAGACCCACCTGTAGTTTATCAACCACAACAAATTGTTGCTAAACAAGATAGTAAAGTTCAATTTAATCCACAAGTTCAAAATATTGATTATACTGCTATTGATGAATCTAATAGATTAGTAGAAGAAGAAAAATTATATAATCAAAAATTAATAGAAGAAAAAAATATTCGTAATCAAAGATTAATAGATGAAGAAGTTTTAAATAGAACTCCAGAACAATTAAATAATATACCTGACTATATACCACCACCAAAACCACCTAAAGATGTTGCAAATTCAACAATACCTGGATTAGATTCTATACAAAGTTTACAAAAACATATAATAAGTAAAGGATTTAGTGTAGGTTCTACTGGAGCTGATAATAAATTAGGAAGTAATACTATTAAAGGTCTTCAAAGAATGTTAATAAAAGAAGGTTATGATGTAGGACAAAGTCAAGGATATGCTGATGATGGTATTCTTGGTTCTAGAACTAAATCAGCTTTAGAACAATATAGAAATGATAATACTCCTGAACAAGAAGAAGAAGAGCAAGAAGAAGAATTAAATAACAATAAATATAAAACTATTTATAATAATGTTCAAACAACTTATTATAAAGGTAGTTCGGGTTATTTAGGTAAATGTGATGAACAACAGTGTGCTGAATTTGTTCAAATGGAACTTTCAAGAAACATGGGAATTCCATTAAGAGAGTTACAACAAAAAGGAGGTGTTGTTGGAAGTGCTTGGGATTTAGGAAGAAATATAAGAGCAAAAGGTGGTAATAATTTATATAGTACATATGAAAATGTAGATCGTTTAGATGAGATAAATTTTAGTCAAGGAGACGTAGTTACTATGTACACAGGTGGACGTTCACAATTTCAAGGAGATGCTCAACAAGCAGGTGTAGATACTAGTCATGCTGGTATAGTTGATAGTGATGTTATGAAAGATGATAAAGGAAGATATGTTTATATACTTCATAATGTACATAAAACAGCAGGATATAAAAATGGTAAAGCTTTTTATCAAGGACATAAATATAGAGATAAATTATATTTAGATAATTTTGTAGGACCAAAAGATAATAAGAGAAGAGAATTAAAATTACAATATAAAAATTTTAAAGTAAGAGAAGCATTTTCTCCTAATTATGGTGGAACTAAAGGATTAACTGTAAATCCAGATATGAAAATATCATCTGGAGAATATAATAGTCCTGTAGCTAAAACAATGGTTAAAACTCTTAATGATAAAAAAATTCAAAAGAAATTAATGTTTGATTTAGGATTAACTGAACAAGAATATTATGATTTAGCTCAAGCATCATTAGGTATAATAGCACAGGAAACTAAATTTGGAAAAACAAATGCAGTACCTTTAATACCAGGGGGTATGGAAATTAAAGGTAAAGAGTATGCTGCATTAGCTTATAAAGAAGGTCGTACTTTATTAAATAAAGGCAATAAAGTACTTACTAAATTTTTAAATAAATCTATATTTATAGATAAAGAAATTCCAGAAGAGAAATTTTATGGAGAATCATCTTTAGGATATGGTAGAATAAAATATAATACTAACTTTAATCAAGTTAAAGATAGATTAGAACATTCTTATGGAATAACAAAAGGATCATTAGCTACAACTTTTGATAATGGAAAAAATTCTATAGTAGCTACTTTATTTGCATTAGGTAATAGATATAATAGATTAAAAGGTAATAAAGATATATCAGAAGAAGATAGAATGTATCTTTCTATACAACAATATAATAGATATAATTTAAAAAGAAAATATGGTAAAGAAGATAAATCAGCTATGGAATATTCTAAAGATAGAGATTTATCTTATTCTAATAAAGTTTTACAATATGGTAGTGATTTTAAAGTTCAAGATAAAAATACTACATACAATACTATGGTAAATAATTTAAATAGAGATCCTAGAATTGTAGAAAAACAAATGAGAAGATCAAATTTAATACAATAATATTAACTAAAATTTTAATTTATGAATTTAAATGAAGTTGTTGAAGGACTTTTAAAAAAGAAGTATCAATTAAATATGGGTGCTGGAAGTCTTTCAAAAAGATATGGTGTAAATAAAGAATTAATTTATGAAGCCAAAAAGAAAGCAAAAGAAATTTTAAATACTGAAAAATTATTAGATCAACCTATACCTAAAATATTAATTTTTGATATAGAAACAAGTCCTACTATTGCTTTTACTTGGAGAAGATTTAAAGAAAATATTAGTCTTCCTCAAGTCTTACAAGATCCTATTATGTTGACATGGTCAGCTAAATGGTTGTTTTCAGATGAAGTATTATCTGATAAAATATCAGTAGAAGAAGTTAAAAAATATGATGATAAAAGAATTGTTACAAGTCTATGGGAACTTGTAGATAAAGCTGATATAGTAATTGCCCATTATGGTGATAATTTTGATGTACCAATGTTGAATACAAGAGCTTTAGCTAATGGATTACATCCTTATAATCCAATTAAAAGTATAGATACTAAAAAAGTAGCATCAATGACATTTAATTTTCCATCTAATAAATTGGATGGAATTGCATTATACTTTGGATTGCAAGTAAAATTAGGTACTAACTTTAATTTATGGAAGAATTGTTTAGTGGGTTCTGATGAAACCAGACAACAATCTATAACTGATATGAGTACTTATAATGACCAAGATGTAATAGTACTTGAAGAAGTATACTTAAAATTAAGACCTTATATTAAAGGACATCCTAATATGGGAGTGTATATGGAATTAGATACACCTGTATGTAGAAATTGTGGTAGTACTCATGTTAGTCCTACTAATAAATTTTATTATACTCAAACAGGTAAATTTGAAACTTATAAATGTGTATGTGGTACTATAAGTAGAAGAAGACTTAATTCTTATGATAAAGAAAAAAAGGAAGAATTATTAACATCTGTTTAACAATTAAGTCTATAATACAAAGAATTACATTATATAAAATTTGGAGTATTATAGTTACATAATTATATTTGCCTTAACTTAAAACGAGAGAGATATGTCAGAAGAAGAAAAACATTTTGAAGATGTCAATTTAGACATGCTCAAAGAAGCGGGAGAATATTTTGAGAATATAGATTTAGATTCTCCTGGTGATCATGCACAAAATGATCACAAAGAAGAAATAAAAACAAAAGAACCAGAAGCTGGAGTTGAACAAACAATAGAAGAATCAGAAACTACGGAAGTAGTTAAAGAAGAGAATAAACCACCCTCTTCCCAAGAAATTAAAGATTCTTCTCGTCTCACTCCATATTTTAAGTTACTGGTGGAAGAGGGTGCGTTTACTAAAGATGATTTTGATAAATGGGATGGTACTACTGAAGGATTAATGGATCTGGAACATTCAAAAATGAATGATAAATGGTCTGTTTATAAAGAAGAAACACTACACCCAAGAGTCAAATGGTTACAAGATAATTTAGAGGAAGGTGTACCTTTTGAAAACCTTTTAAAAACTGATTCAGAAAGAGCAGAGTTAGGAGCAATAACAGAAGAAGCATTAACTGATAACACAGAGTTACAAAAGAAGGTAGCTCAAACTTATTTTAGAAAAACAACTAGATTTAGTGATGATGCAATTCAAAGATCTATATCTAGATTAGAAGATTCAGGAGAATTAGAATCTGAGTCAAAAACGTTCTCTACAGAATTGGTTAAAATTAACGAAGAGGAAGCTGCACAAGATTTACAAAATGCTAAAATAGAAAAAATAGCAGCAATTAGATCACAGGAAGAAGCTTTAAATAGTTTTAAAAATACTTTAAGTAAAACTGAAGAAATAATTCCTGGATTGAGAGTTAATGATTTTATGAGAGAAAAAATATTTTCTACTTTAACTACACAAACAAATGTGGATGAAGCAGGAAATGCTCTTAATAAAATTACTGAAGCAAGAATTAAAGATCCTATTAATTTTGAAATTAAATTAGCTTATCTCTTTGAACTTACTAATGGATTTACAGATTATGGACCATTAACTAGTTCAGGAAAGAAGAAAGCTTTTACAGATTTTGAAAATGCGGCAAATGCTATTGATAAAAAGAAACAATCAACTAAGAGTAATATACCAGCAAGCGATAGAGAATTTTTAAATGAGCTAGACAAACTTTACAAGAAAGGCTCACTATAAATAGAAACACTTTTAAATAATAAATATTATGGCACAAAACAATGCTGTTTTCCCAACAATAAAATATGAAGGGAAAGATTGGTCAGGGCTGACATCAGCGAATAACCTGGCTGCAATGTTTGGAGAAAAGCCGTTAATGGTTAGTAGCATGTTGGATACAATTTACAAAGTAAATCTGCAAGATGATTTAATTAGTAAAATTAATGAATATCCTACACTTGAACTAGCTGACGATAGAGAGTATCAGTGGATGTTAATGGGTGCAGACTCAAAAAACATTCCATTGGAAAAAGCAACAGACCTTCAAGGTAATGCTTTTACTGCTGCTTCTAAACCAGGTCAGCATGGTGATAGATGGCTTATGACTTTCCCAGAGCAACTTTTCTTTCAACAACACGTAATCGTAGGTAATAAACCTGATTTATACCATGTTTTGGTAAGATCAGAAGGTAAGCAATCAGGTAGTTCTTGGGTTTATGAAGCAGAACTACTAACAGGTAACAGAGAATTATTTATTCCTCCTGTTGAATTAGGTACAGGAACTAGATGGTCAATTGACTATACTGTTCAAGGACAATTTATGGAGAAAAAAGGTTCTGGAATTAGTTTCACAAGTCCATTCTTAATGTCT